CGAGCCTGCAACGCCGGTAAGCGCGTCCTTCACATCTCCGGTGACGCCGATAGACGTCGCGTCCGGGTCCCATCCCTTGGGGAATTTGTTCCGGTTGTAAACCAGTTTGGGCATCGCATTATTCCGCAGCATGAGCGCAAGCGCCGTCCACTGCTTGTTGATCTCAATCTGCGTGTTGATGAGCGGTTTGATCTCCATCACGCCGTGATAGCAGTTCTTGCGCGGCTTCCAGCTCATGTACGCCACCGGATACAGCGTCATTTCGGTTGCCACATCCTGCTCGATCATCACGCGCCCGCAGGAGCGGCAGTAATGCACTCTGCCGTCCTCGCTTTTCCAGAACCGCACAAGCTCATTGCCGAGACTGTCGCTGTTATTCTGCTCATCATCGCCCTTGTACAAGCCGTCGGACTCGCCCTCAATGGTCTCCCATTCCTTGCAGCCGAGCCGCTTCGCGTCCTTGCGGATTTCCGTCACCGGACGGCGGCGCACAATGATAAGGTACGGCTGCTCCTGCACGTTCGCATTAGAAGGATTTCCGAACAGAATATTCGTGTTCATCACCTGTTCGGCGCAGATTTCGCCCTGCACCCCGCCGAGGCCGGACTGCTTGCTCGCATCGAAATAAAAGTAAAGCGCCGCGTCACCGTCCACGCAAGCGTCACGCAGGACCATGTGGTGCTTACTTTTCAGCTTGGTGCGCTCCACCACGCGGTCAATGCTCTGCTCAAGGATTTTCGCCGCATACTCAGCCTGCTCATCCGGAAGGAACGGCTCAACCTCCTGATCAACATCATTGGAAACGATCTGCGCAACCTTGTAGTGCACGATCGGGTCGAGAACGTTCATCGTGATAGGCCGCAGGTTCTTGCTTTTCAGGCCCTCCCACTGCTTGCCCTCCACAAAGTTCTCACACTGCTTCACATCGTCGTACAGGCCCAGCCCGGTGTTGTACTGCACGCCCTTTTCGTACTCGGCCTGCACCCTGTCAGCCGTGAGTGTGATTTTCTGCTCATTCATCGCTCAATTCCTCCTGCCCGTGGGCGGTGCCGTCATAGCGGAGCAGATTGTTGACCTCACGCATAATGCGGCCCTCGGCACTCAGCCTGTAAGCCTGTTCCTTGAGAAATACCTCTTTCCAGTGCTCTGCGGTCTCCCGCTCGGTGATGAGCGCCTCGTTCAGCTTGCGGCGCTCCTGCTTGAGGCCGTCCACCTCGTTGCGGGCGCTCCACATCGCGCTGATTGCCGCGTCGTGTGCATCCTTGGCGAGATCCAATTCTCCCTGCAACTCCTTGTACTTCCTGCGCTCGGTCTGCAGCTCCTGCCGCAGACAGCAGGCCGTGTCCTCACTCTCACGCAGGGCAGTCTCCACCTTGGTACTGCGGTCCGCAAGCTGCGTGCGCGCCGCCTCCTCAGTGTGCATGCGTTCCTCCATCGTCCGCGCAGTCAGCTGAAAGGATTCCGCTTCTACGGTCTTTTGCCGCAAATCCTCGCCCAAGCGCTTGGCGTTTCGGGTCTGCACAGCAGCCAGAAAAGCACACATCGCCGCAACGGCGCTAATAGCTAAATACATTTCCCATTTCCTCCTCAGTTGATAGATAATCCTCGTCTCGTACTCTCGGCAGTTCCGCAGGCAGCGGACAGCCATCGCAGAAATACCGGATCGCGTCCGGTCCGTGCGTCAGCTCGTGCGGCTCGGTTGCCGTATCGTTAGGGTTCTTCTCGTCGTGCTGCAAGCCCGGCAGTGTGCGAATGAGATTCAAGCAGGTATCAAAAATCTGCAATTTCGGTCTGAGTGTACCATCCACATCGGGCACAGGCTGCAGCCGGCGCTTGAGCTCGTACCATCCGGCCACACGGCCGTTGCTCACCTTGGAGAGATACAGACCGTACTCCGCAAACAAGTCGGATACGCTCTTGCCGGTCTCCTGCCGCCTGTTCCACAGGTCTTTTGGCGCGAACCATGCCGTGATATCGTCATTACAGTTTGCGTTCAACAGTCGCTTGGCCGCCTCCGGGATGATAAGGTCGGGCTGGTAAACCTCACGGTAAACCACCGCATAATCGTTCTCATCCACCGCGATCCAGTACGCCGCCAGCATGTCGAGGCCGTAGTCGATCGCAACATACCGTCTCCACCATGCCGGAATCTCAAACGGACGAACAACATGCAAATCCCGCTTGAACTCGGTGAAATACTGCCCAACGTAGTAATCCCAGTTGCCTTCACGCAGCGCAATGTAAATTTCGCGCGGCAGGTTTTTCATACGTTCCTCGTACTGCGGGTCTTTGGTCAGCAGAAACGGGTTGTCTTCCAGCTTTGCCGGAATAAACAGTCGCGTGCCGCCTTCGCAGCGGTGCACCTCCATCGGAGCGCCAATGTCGATAAACCGGCTCTTGGCGTTGGTATGTCCCACACTGCCGGGGTTAGCGGTCGATTTGACGTGTCTCGGAAACGGCCGCGTGCCACGCACACGAGAGATCATGTAGGTGTACATGCTCTCGGTGAAATGCGTCATCTCGTCGAACCGGATCACGTCATACTCGGCGGACTGGTACTGCTGCACATCGCCCTCGGTTGCAATGTATCCCATCTCAATGGTTGATTTGCCAACCTTCCAAATGTGTTTGCTTGTGTTGTAGCTTGCCACACTGGCGGGGTACAACTCCATCGTCTGCGGCACCATGGAGCGTTCGAGTTCCTTAAACGTGCGTCTGAGGATTAGTTGCCTACTGCCCTGATACCGCAGCGCGTACACCAGAGCGTCCAGCGCCTGAATAAACGTCTTGCCGCCGCCTGCCGCACCGCCGTAAAGAACCTCGAAAGCATCCGTGTCCATAAACAGCTGCTGCTTGGGCGTAATCTGAAAATCAAGATTCATCGCTAACCGCCTTTGCCGGATCAACAAGCGTCAGCTGCAGGTTGATCTCCGGAGCCGCTTCTTCCTTCTCAGCCAGATGGGACTCCAGCGTTTCCTGTCTTGCCGCAACATCCTTCATGGTTCCGGCCAGCTCGCGCAGGCCGACGCCGGTGTAATCGCTTACAACGTTTCTGAGGCTTGCCACCTCGGCCTCACTCAGCGCGATCACGCCGTCCTTGGCCGCTTTTTCAAGCACTGCCAGTCCGTCATTGATGGTCCGGGTGTCCTTCGCAGCGGCCTCAGCCTTGCGGTCGAGCGCGCGCAGTACCTTGTCCCCGATCTTCTCGCACCGTGCAATCTGCTTGCGGCGTATCTCCCGCCGGGCAGCCACACCGTCCTCGTCGCTCTCGTTCTGGGTATGTACCCAATCCGATAACGTGCTCTTGGGGATTCCGAGCCGCACCGACGCATTGGAGATTTTTACGCCGGACGCAATCAGTGCCAGCGCCTCGTCTTTGATTTTCTGGTCATACTTACTCCCGCGCTGCTGCATCCAATCACCTCCCGCGCGCGTCTTGTTTTTCTGGATTTAAGTATAATCGGGAAAATCGGAAAAAACGGAAAACTTTACTCCGGCAGAAAAAAGCGCCCGAGCGCGTCCGTCAGAACGCGCAGGAGCGCATAAAAAAGGGCAACCCTCTTGGATTGCCCTTTGTCGATTCGTGTGTTATACTGTTGTTGCGGACACAGCCATGTTAACGCTATGTGCGGTTATTCCCACCTTACCCAACACGAGGGGAGGTGATGCTATGATGGTTACATTTTCTGATTTATTTCAGTTTTGTCTCCTTCTCATAGCTTTTGCTGAACTGATTCTCAAAATCAGCAAAAGAAAATGACCGCCCTCCTCCAAGATTGCGGTCATTTTCAATGACATAACCAATCGGGAGTAACCGTTCATGGCTGCGTCCCTTTTGTACTCTTATTTTACACCCCAACCACCGTGTTTGTCAACGCCGCCGCAGAGCGGTATTTTTTATTCCTGCTCCCGCACCATGCGGTAAAATGTACTCTTTTTCAGTCCGAGCCGGTCCATCGCCTGCACGGCCGTGATGCTCCCACTTTTCCACAATCCTGTGACTAACTCCCACTCAGCGGGCAGCTCAGTCTTTTTTCGTCCAAGCTGCCGCCCCTGCTTTTTCGCCTCAGCGATGCCCTCGGCCTGCCGCTGGCGTATGGTCAGGCGCTCCTGCTCTGCGATCGTTGCGAGCACCTCGATCATAATGTTGTTTACCATTTCGCAGATCCACTCCTGACCTTTTGGAAAGTCAGCCATCGTGCTCGGCAGGTCGATGATCTTCACGCGCACACCCATCGCCTTGTAATATTCCAGTTCTTGTTTGACCTGCTGCTTGTTGCGCCCGAGCCGATCAAGACTCTTGACGATGAGCGTGTCGCCCGGCCGCAGCAGTGCCTCGCGCAGATACTGGTATCCCGGGCGGTTGAAGTCCTTGCCGCTCTCCTTGTCGGTGATGATGTCGCGCTCATCGGCAATGTACTGCCGCAGCGCTGCAATCTGACGGTCGAGATTCTGTTCGCGCGTGCTGACCCGCGCATATCCGTATACTTTTTCCATATTTGACCTCCTGCCTGCTTAATGCGTCTCAAAATGTCCTGTTGTCTCGCGGAACGTCCGTAAATCAAAAGACAAGCCTTTTCGCACGCCATACCGATAAAAATACCGCCGTCAATCTGCCGTGCGAAAAGGAACACCTTTTGACACGGCTATTTCAACCATAATTTCCCGACCAGCTTCCTCGGCCCGCTCTCATCGGCATACCCCATCCGCCGGGCGCACTCGCTCCAGCTTTTGCCGTCCAGATACCGCAGCCGCAGGGCGCGCCGTGTCATCGAATCGGAAACGCTGTCGAT